TAGCGCTCATGGTCTTTAGCTCCGCTTCGCTGTCTACTTCTAAAGAATAGCGTACCCTGATTAAATTGACAAGGTACTGATGTACTATTTTACTAAATCATATCTACCATAGGTGAATGGCTTGCCACGTTGAAGGTAGTGACAGTATTTATCGTGCCAAGGTTCAGCCCCGTTGATTCCACAAAGACACTTGTGTTACCTGAAAGATCAACTGAAGCCACTCGAATAAAATAAATCCCGATGTTAACTAAGCCAGGGAACTCTACGGATAAATTTACTGTAGAAATTGCGCCCTGCCAAATACCATTAAGTTCGCGACGGTAAGAGACAATATAGCTCACCACGAATGGATCGCGCTTACCATTTAGATATGCCCCTTGCCATGTTGCAGTGAGAATGTAAGACGTGCCATAAGTTTGAAAACTACTGAGTACATTAGATGGCGGTGTCACTACTATAGGTGCGGTAGAACGAATAGAGCGAGTCTCAAGTGGGTAGTTAAAATCAATCGCGCCATACTTACTACCGTCATAGTGCAGTGCTGTGATCTCATACATGGTCTCCTCAGAACCACTGACAGCACTTCTATTCAATACTCTAAACAGTTGAGGTTTAACAACACTACTTGAGATAATCCAATTACCTTCAACCAAAGGACTTGAGGTATAAGCTGTGAGCAAATTTATCGTATTATAGAATCCTGGAGTATTCGTTATCGAGTTCTCAACAATAGTCCCATCGCTCAGCATACAAGTCAGAGTGTATGTCTGTCCTACATATAATTGTACAGAGCTATCCAATGTGATTTGGTTTCCACTTACCCCGGCAATTAATCCACCGTACCTAACGTCGGCACGTTTACTATCTGCAACACTAATGATCATTCCCGGTCTGCAATTGATACCGAACGCTCTGCACTTAAATGATACCGTTTCATTTTCAAGTTTCTCAGTCATCAAAATCGCTAACCCTGCACGTCTAGCCTGACCTCTAGTAGTTGCTCCAAAAGCACTGATCTCAATAGTCCGAACACCGTAAATAGCGATCGAATCAGCATCCTCTACCGTTTCGATCGCTCGTTTGTAATTGTCGTTAGGGTCAATCCAAGTGATGACGGCTACTGTGTGCCGAGCTTTTAAGCTGGTGCGACTATATGAAAACATTCCCTCTTCGATATCAGCCTGGGTGAATTGCATCACTGGAGTACCAGGCATATCAGACGCAAAAAACAAGGCTCCGTTGATATAGTAGCTGAAACCTCTAAATACGCTTCTCAGAGTTTCGATAACCTTGAAAGCGTCCTCTTTACCCTCAAGAACAAAGTTAGTCAGGAATCGTCTCTCATAGCCATTAGCGCCGTCAGGTACATATTGATTGCAGTAGTTAGATATTGTCAGAAATGACCATCTATCTAAGTTCTGTGTTTGAATTTGTTTACCCAGTCCGTACCGTTTATTGGTTAGTAAATCCCACAGCACCCAGGTAGGATCTGCACAACTAGCATTGGGAGTGTAAAAAGTGCCGTCCCAAATTCCTGAGTAGTTTAAGCCTCCATCGGGTGTTATTACAGAATTTGTAGGAATGGCTATCTGTACTCCACTAATATCAAAAGTTAATTTAGGTTCAGATGTAAATTGACTTGCATCTAACTTAATACCTATTAATGCAGTATTGGGATAGCTTAACTTAGTCTCTACGCACTCAGTATAAGATTGGAAAATTACTTGTTTTTGAACTCTATTAAGGTCGGTTTCGGTAGGTGTTCCGCGTAAAACTTGTACGGTGAATGTTGATACCGTTCCACCTAGGTTACTCACTGGAAAATGATATTCAAATTCTGTGAGTGATGAGTATCTACCTGCAATCGTGGTATTTAATCGAGTGATAAAGGCTCCACTACCTTCTTTAATTTGAATAATAAAATTGACGTTGCTGCCGATTACACCCCCGGCTGTCGGATACTCTTGTAAAACAAAACCTAGCCTAACAATGATAGCGTCACAATTTTTGTTAATGATTTGTCTGGTGACAGGTAGATTGTATTTAACCTCAGTTCCTAAACTGGTTTCTGCGTTTACTGAGTCAGCATACCCAGGCATATAGGCTTGGGTATTATTGCCGTTCCTAGTGTCAAAAGTAAGACCAGGAAAGTTAATAGTTCCGTCTGCATTAGTAACAGGAGTATCGTTAATATAAATACTTTGCGCTCCATTCACCAGTCCTCCAATCGTTCCCTCCGATATTCCCGCTAACAACTGCAAATTAGAGTTGGAGTATCCAGATACCTTAGCTTCTGTTGGCGCTTGTGGTTTGGGTGTACCTCCAAAAATTCCCCCGCTACCAGATGGAGAAAACCCTTTGTTACTCTTCTTCTTCTTCATAAGTAAAAATATTAGTTCTTATGCGTACTATTTTAACGAACCTGAGTATTTTGACAAAGTAATAGCTATCTTAAAACGATTTTAAGATAGATTAGTAGGCATAAGAAGTAATCTTGGCGCTCAAAACAAATAATCCACACCTATGCCGACCGTAGATCAAGGGTAGCCTAGAACCCTCAGTAACCACTGTGGAACCTCCAGAAAAGACTAAACTCTTTTTCCCATTTTTTTCATTAGCTGGTGCTTTGGTTTGTCCGAAGAACGAGGCAATTCCTCCCAAAACCATAGCGCCTCCTGTTAGTAAAAGCGTACTACTAGACAGACCCAGAAAACCGCCGGGAATGAGTAGACCCGCTCCAATAAGTGCAATGCCTAAAAGAATTTTTCCAAAACCTCCTCCACTGCCTGTAGGTACAGGAGTCAGTGTAAACGACTTTACTTTAGCTGAGAAAGGCTTTACTAGATCCGATTCTTCCAAATCTTGATATCCGGCTTTAAGATAAAACCCGATGCCTCTCGATGCACTGTCCACTAGATACTGAGTGAAGTCTGGGAAGTTGGCAACCAGACAAGATAGAACGTCTGAAGCCGAAACCACATCTGCATCAAACTCATCTATAAAAAGTTGACTGAGTTCTCCAAGTAATCGTATCTTGATCATTCGTATGCGTAATGTTTGTATACGTACTATTTTATCAATAACAAAAAGCTACCCTAGTGGATAGCTTGTGAGCGTCTTTACCTTTCTACACTTGCTGCAAACTTTGGTATCCATTTCTTTCTCTGTCAACATACATCTATTTTATCCTGTATGTCTACAGTTTGGTGTGATTTGAGTCACGTAAACCTAGTGGGCTTAGTAGTCATATACCCACCGTCGGGAAGCACAATTTTAACGTAGCCCTCGTCAGTCACCCTATTAATACCAGTGCAATTTAGGTACGGAGTGAAAAGTTTGAGTACGCTCACTAAGTCGTCTGAGGATGCGAAATTGAAGATCAAGTGATTTGAGTCACAATCTAACTTCTCAAATGATAACTCTAGCTTATAGGTGTCTGTCTGGTAAAACGTGATCTTGTCTAGAGTGTAAGGCGACAGATCGAGATCAAGATCGTCCGCTCCATACAAAGTTGTGATGTGTTCCGTTCGCGTAGTTTGGAGTTTCATAATTAAATATAGTTCCTATGTCGAATGACTAATCTCGTGCGCGTTAAATGGCTGTCAGTTACCTTAAACATTTCTGAGAGTCTACCTTCTCCTAACATTTGAATCGCTAGTTTCTTCTGAGCGTCGACCACGATCGCAGCATGATGAATCTGATTACCTACAAGACACATCAGCAGTACATCGTAATTTTGTAGGGGTGCGTTAGGTTCTAATTTTCTGAATCCTTGTGATTGATAGTTATCCACGTACTGATTCCAGTCTGGACTAGCTATGGACTCTTCCCCACCTTTTCTACTGAAGTCTTTTAGCTGAATCCCTAGCACACCCCTATAGAAATTACGGAATAGCGTGTAGCAGTCGAATCGTTCCCAAGACCACCGTTTACCCAAGTAGAACTCGACGGAATCTATCGGATGAGGATTAGGGAGTAGAGGGTAGCTATCGAGGCTAGAAGGGTCATAGTAGTCCCATTCATCAAAATCAACGTGGTAAACGAGATAAGGGATGTTCAGCGCTTTACTTGCCAAGATATCAGCTTCAGACAGAATAGCGGGTACAGAGTCGGTTACGTGGCTGTGGTAGATGATTGCATCAGAATAAGCCTCTATCATCTCTAGATGCGTTTCAGAGTCGATTCTGAAGGCTTTAGCTTTGTCCGTTGCCACATTGTCGCAAGGCATCACCAACCCGCTATCTAAGATCGCATAACCGCAAATCTCCTTAGTCGGGTTAGCCAGTGCTAGCGCTTTAATAGCTGACTTAATGATTTCAGGGATTACAAAAGACATTTTCGAGCGATTTAGGGTCATTTCTAGTCTAAATCATGCTCAAATCACCCTTAAAAATCATAAATTGCTAAATTGCTAAACCGTACTATTTTTGTATCCTATACCCAGTGGGCGATACA